AACCCGTAGACTTAGAGACCTATGAGAAGCTGAAGAAGGAGTTTCCTGAGTCCATCGACTGGACAATCTCAGAAAACTCTGACATGACGGAAGGGTCTCAGCAGTTAGCCTGCACCGGCAACAACTGTGAGTTGTAACTTATGGGGGCCTTAGCGCCCCCTTTTTAACGAGGTGTATACATGAACATCAAACGCGACATCGAGATACGCATTAGAGTACTTGAGAACAAACTAACCAAGTCCATACCTGCTGCTCGCAACAACGAGATACGCGGAGAGATTATGGGTCTAAAGTGGGTGCTAGAGCGTATCTAGCGCCCCTCTTCTTCTTCCTGAGTAACAGCCATAAGTCCGGCTCCTACTCCTGCCTCCTGAATGCCTCGTTGTCTTTTGACTTCTTGCTCTAAAACCTCGGAGGAAGGTTTGTAACCTACAATAGGCCCTAGACGTTCGTCTATAGATTTTTTAGTGCGACCTGCTGGCGTGTCAAAGCTCTGTCGTTCAACATACTTTACTCCTTTTTTGACGTCTGTCATCATAGGAGGGGTTACTGCAATAAACCTGTGGGGCAACAAATAACGCATAGCTGAAAGAGCAGGGACAGCGCCTAAAGTGTACTTCTGGGCTTTACCTGCGATTCCTTCAAACAAGTTGTGCTCGTCTGACATTACGCCCATGATGGTCCCCTTGGGAGACACTTTAGCGATATAGTTGATGCCGCCTTCAGTAATTGCAGAGCCGGGACGAGAACCAGTGACCCAGACACTTCCATCAGTTGTGGGCCTGTCCATGACCGTAAACTGGTACTTTCTATCTAAGTCTTTACTGGCAGTAGAAGCAGACTCTAAAGTTTCTCTGAGCAAAGAAGGAGACACTTCGGTAGTGCCCTCAGGGAACAAACGACGAACTTCTTTTGCAAACGGGGCGTCAATTAGGACGTCTTTGTAGTGTTTACCGGTCTGTGAACCACCCTTGCCTGCGCTTTTGATGGCTATAACAGGACGACGAGCCTCTGCAAAAGGAATGTCTGTTTTAAAAGGTAGGGCCGAAGGCTCTGTCCATACACTTCCAAAATGGTCTTCAATAAAGTCCAAGTCAGAATCGGGGATGCTTGATGGTCTTTTCCCGCGAACCCCCTCAGCAACCATTGGATATGGCTTGAGTTTGTTTGACTTAATCAAGTCTTTATACGAACCGGGATACCAGCGCGTGTAGTCCACAAGGTCAGACTTGAGCATAGCTTCTTGAACGAGGTCTCTTTTACCTACACGACCAGAACCCCCGTGTACCCTGTCTAAGTACTGTACTGCTGCTTCTGCTCTATGAGGTCCTTCGCCTTTAGGGTCAAAACCCATGTACTTGTAAATATTGTTGTAGCTTAAAGAGTCTTCAATGTCGTTCTTAGCTAACGCCTTTCCCATTATTTGTTGAGAAGTAGTAGTAATCCCTTGTTCTCTGTATTTAGCTCTGGACTCAGGAGACACAAGGTCTCGTGTCGTGTTGTACACTTGGTTAGGCAACCATGTAGTAATAGCGCCTGCTCTTTGAGGACCGTAGTATCCGGGAATTACGTTGTTAGCAGAAGCAGTAAGCATACCCCGTCCTGACTGAGGTCCTGTCATTTGATCCACAGTTTGTCCTGCTTTGAACGCTCTAGATGCTCCTCTGACAAGCGGTATAGACTCAGCTACTGAAAGAGCAGCACCCAAGTCCCTTGCTGTTTCAGGGTAGCGCTGCGCTAAATCAGTAGCGTACTGTCCCGCTGATGTATTCATCAAAGCTTGACCGGCTTGTTCCATACCGCGCTCAACAAAAGCGGGCGTCACGGCAGACATTGTTTCTCCCACAACATTCCCTAGAGTTGCGTCAAGAAGGTTAGCAGTGCTACGCAAGCCGTACTGAAAAGTGTTAATGTCACCTGTTTCGTACATGTCGCTCTCGCGCTGTTGTCTTTCAAACGCTTGTTGAACATTGCGTTCCATGTTAGTTAACATTGACATTTTGAACTCCTGTTTCCTGTGTTGGAGCGATACGCTCTTGAGCAACGTTAGTCAAGTATTCTACTACTCCATTCTTTTCAGCATCTGTCATGTTGTCTAAAACATCAGCAACAAGCAACTGAAGTGCTACGTTAGCGCTTTCAATAGCTCCGTTACTTTCAGAAATATCAATAAGTCTTTTAACGTACTCAGGGTTAGTTACCACGTTTGCAAACACCTGTGGTACGTACAAAGCCATAGCACCCGCAGACACTACAGGGGCTAAACCAACAGCGCCTGAAGCAGCGTAGCCACCACCGCCTCCTGCTATCAACGCCTGTCCTATGCCCCTAACACCACCTGCTTCCGCACTTCTTAACATCAGATTACCAAAGTCTCCAGAAGCTGATTCAGAAGCTTCTAAGACAATGTTCATAACCTGTCTAAACCTAGGGTAGTCTTTGCCCAAGACGTATCTAAATTTCTTATCTTCAGAAGGTATTTTTGTTTTGTCTGCCAAAGGACGCAACTTAGTCATAACAAACGTATCGTCAAATACGTCAGACACTCTGGAAGACAAAAAACCTCGTTTGAAGATCTGGTCTATTTGTTCTATAGATTGAAACGGCAGGTCTATATTAGGGTCTTTTGACGCCTGCTTAAACGCCTCTGTAAGACTCTTTTTCATTGCAGATATTTGGTTGAGGTTGGTTGCTTTTGCTGCTAAGTTTCCTAAACCAATGTAGCTTCCTTGTTTGGCGTTTCTCATGAAGCTTTTGTTGATTGTAGGAAACAAAGCGTCCATTCCTTGTCCATAGGCTTCTTTTAGTACTTTGTAAGACTCAGCAGCTTCTGGGTCTACTGCTCGCATTGAGTTGTAGATAGCGCTTCTAAGTTGAGACGCTACTTCTGCAAGCTCCGCTTCTACTACTGAGTTTTTCTCAGAACCCTGAGGACCAAATTTAGCTGTTACTCTTTGAGTAAACGTCTTGTCAAGTGTGATAAGCTCAGAAACAGGGAAAGAAGCAGCAGGTAGGTCACGTAAGCGAGACAGCTGAGTATTTAAAAACTGTATAGACTCAGGACTGAGTTCATCTACTGCTTCTCCTCTTTTACCTACCAGATACGTATCCAGAGGTCTAAGAATGCTTGCAGTCCCTACACGCTTACCAAAAGTAGTTCCTAGCTTTATCCGGAGTTCGTCCAAGCCTCTAACATAAGTGTCTTGGATTGATCCTTTGCCTGCTTGAATTAAAGTGTAAAAAGCTTCTCCCATGCTGTATGGGTCCGCTTCAAGGCCGGGAGCGTTTCTGTTAATAATAGACACTAGCTCGTCTTGGACAACGTTGTTTACTGCTTTCAAGTTGTCTTCCATTGTCTGTCTAGAGATCATACCAACAGAAGCAACACGCTCTCTGAAGTTATCTAGGCCCGCCCCACGTACCTGAGAAGGTAACAAGGTAGCTCCTCCCTTCATAAGCAACGCTTGGGAGGCGCGTAAAGACTCTTGACTTCCTGCGCCAAACTGACCTTCGACAAGCTCTTTGGCTGCTTCTTCAGCGCTCATGCCCATCTTACTTTTAGCAGCGTACCACAAAGGTCTTACTTTACTAACAACACCCATAGTAGCTATGTCAAAACCCATTGACCAAAGAGCGTCCTCTACTGCCTTTTTGTAGGCGCTTACCTCGTCTGTGCCTTCGTATTCTCTGGCTGATAAATAAGAACCAACTCCTGTAAACGCAGCGCCGCCAAGAACACCGCCTACAATAGCACCGGGAGGGCCTGCAATCAGTCCTCCTGCTGCTGCTCCTCCAAGCGAACCCCCCATTCCTAAAGGAATATCAAGGTTTCTAGCTAAAAACCCCGGATCTTCAGGAGTCGGCTCAACAATAGGAGGTTGCTGACGGTAAGACTCTAGTCTTTGTTGAAAGCTGGACTCACCTTGTTGCTGTTGGTACTGCTCAAGTCTTTCTTGAAACTTACTCATTAGAGTACATCCCCCGGAGTTCTTGCATTGTTACTTGGCCGTTTTTAAGTGCTGCTAAAGCGTCTTGTTTTTCTTCTTCAGGAACAAAACCTAGGTCTTCAATCGTAGCCTCTTTTTGTTCTGGGGTAGTAGGAAGAAGGCTTGACAAGTAAGAATCAAAGTTTTCTGCTCTTGCTACTGCTACAGAATCTTGAATCTGTCTTTCTACGTCTCTTAAGATAGCTGTAAGTCGGCCTAAGTTGCTTTCTCCACTCTGTCGATAACTACCAACTAGCTCAATCAAGAACTGTCTTTCGCCTTCCGAAATAGAACCTTTGAAACTTTCTAACTTCTGTAGGATCACGTTTCCTAACAAGGTTTCAAACTCACCTAGAGTCTGAGGTTCTTTGCCCAAGAACGACGCTATGCCTCTAGCAGCTTGGGCCGTAAAACCGCCGGGCCTCAGGCGCTCCTGCTGGAGTATGTCCATAGCTAGATTCAAGTTTTCTCTTGTGTTTTGCAATGCAGGAAGCTGTGTAATTGCGTTTACACGACGTTCTTGAAACTCTGTTTCTCGTGTTGTTGCTCCAGCAATTGCAGGCTTGTCAAAAGCGCCAGCGCCGGTAGTAGAAGAAACAACTGTAACCTTACCTACAGGCTTCTGAGCTACCTGTCCGGGTTGAGGAATCAAAAGACGTCTAGGCTGTCCGTCAGTATATCGAACTACAGAGGTAAACAGATTGCCCTCTGTGTCTCGAATGAGTATTTCAGTCCCTGTTTTAATTGTAGGATCTTGTGCGTCCTTTAGTTCATCTTCAAAACGTGCTTGCATAAGACTAGCAAAGTAAGTCTCAGGAGTAATCGCCCCTGTTTGTATGCCTTTTGCAATGTCTACTTGACCACGCCCCATTGCTACCTGAATAGCGTCCTTCTTCTGCTGGTCTTGAAATGCCCGTTGCTTACGTAGTCCGGGAGCTTGAGCAAGGGCTTGACCTGCTGTTTGAGCAGCAGTAAACATCCCTTGTCCAAACGAAGGTCTAGTCAAACTAGCAATAAATTGTTCTCCAAACTTAGCCATTATTCTTCTCCTTAACCGAAGAGGCCATTTGAACCAAACAGGAAGTCATACACATCTCTGCCAGCTTCAACAAGATTACCAAACTGATCTACTACAGGTATTGAAGTCTGACCTGCGACAGTTTGTGGTTGCATTGACTGAGTCAACAGCCCTGCGCCTATTTGACCTAGAATGTCAGCCTGTCCAACACCAGCACCTAAGAGAGCCTGTAGTCCTGACATCTCCGCTTCTCCAAACATTCCAGCGCCCGCTAGTTGTCCTCTTTGTGCGATTTGAGACGTTGTCAAGCCGGGTTCTGCAGCAGCTAACAACTGAGCCTGAGGCACATAACCGGCGCTTAACATTTGGCCGCCTAATTGTGCTTGCTGAAGTTGTTCTGCTTGAGCCTGACCCATAGCAGCTAATATGGCTCTGTCACGGGCTTCTTGTTGTGCTGTAGCCATCGCCAGTTGCTCAGGAGTAGCACCACCGTAAGCTGCAGAGCTAACACCTAGGCGACCCTGTGCAGCCAATCGCTCTTCTAAAGCTAAACGCTGGCGTTCTTCTTCAGGACGTTGTGCTGCTCGCATACGCTCAAAAACAGCTTGTTCTCTAGCTGTCGTGGGTTGCATAGCCTGACCGTAAAATTGACCAGCGCCTCCCAAAAGCTGTTGTTGAAGTGCTTGTTCTTGTGGAGACAAGCCCATAGTCACACTGCCTTCAGGACCAGTACCAAACATACCGCCAGTAGCGGTAGTTACGGTAAAAGGTTTAAATTCGGCTTGCTGTAGCCCTTGTTGAGCTATTTGAGACGCTTCACGTCTAGCGCGTTCACCTATTTCGCCCAAGCGTTGATACCCTTGTTGGGCTAGAATGCCTCCTGCTCCTGCTCCTACAAGTGCTGGGTTGTTTCCTAAGAAACCACCAACGCCGCTTACTATGTTCCCTAGAGTATCAAAGAATCCACCACCCGTAGAAGAAGAAGCAGGCAACACTCCGCTTGGTTGTGCGGACATTACCATATTTTGTAGCTCTTGTGGAGGCATGCCAGAAACATTACTATAGGGATTTCCTATTGTTGGGTACATACTTAAATTCATAACAGTTTACCTATCAAAGCCATCACGTTAATCTCCTGTAGCGACAAAGGTGACCCGTCAATTTCTGACTCTAGGCCAACCTGTACACTTGTTCCGTATCCGGTGGTGTTGAGGCTACGTTGATTTGTTAGCTGTCCACCTGTAAATTCTACTGTTGTATACTCACTTTCACCGTAAAACCCAGTAATCTGAGTACCTACCGTAAACTCTGTTGTTGCGTATGTTGTGTCGAAGTCATACGCCCACTTCATAAATACTACTGAGTTGTTTGCACCAACCAGTGTTGGCTTCAACTTCTTCAAAATCTTAATTCTAGAGCTATCACCAAACGTCAGGCTTGGGCTGTAGTACTTGAATCTGTAGCCTTCTCCGTTGTCGCTGTAGCCTGTGTACGTGCTAATACCGTTGATTGTGCCGATGTACAGCGTACCGTCGTCCAAGCGTGTGTATGCCGTAAACTTAGTTGAAGGCCAGCGTGTTACGCGGTACGATCCGTTTTCTAATGTTCCTCTGACGTCAAAACAATACGTTACGTCTTGACCAGTAAAGGTTAGCAGGTAGAAGCCCTCCTCAGGACTGTACACAGATCTAAAGAACTCAGTTTCATTCTGCAACGCAGCAATGATGTCTTTAGTAATGTTACCTGACAAACTGCTAATAGGCATTGACTTTTGCTGTGTTGTTCTACTAAAGCTTTTCAAACCAGTGTGTGACAAGAACAATACGTCAGTACCTGTATGCTGCACAGTGTCTCTGTCTACGCAACCAACGCCTGCCACGGTGTCCGACAATGCCATAGTAGCTGGAGCTTCAGCGCCTGAGTACACAACAATACTGTGCTTACCAAAAATAATCAATAGTCCGTTGTGTGCAGCCAAAGCTACAATTTCGTCGTACCCGTCAGGCCACACCTTTGAGATATCAATGGACCCGCTAGTGCCTCCGGACCAGTCGTGACCAATCAAAAGATCAGACCAGTAAATGGTAGACTTGTCTCCAGTAACGTCTGCTGTCCAGAGCCTTCCATAAGCCGCTAGGACTTCGTTACCGTACATAGCAGACGTGACACCAGCTGCACCAGAAACGCTGCTGAGCGTGACTACAGAGCCTCCTGCGTTGTCGTACACAAGGGGTTGAAAACCACGTTGGAAGAAATAGATTTTGTCGTTGAAATCCACAAGCTTCCAGTTGTCTGCAGTAATAGTGTAACTGCCGGGTGTTTCATCAACTAACGTAGTTGTACCACTAATGATCTTGTTGTTACCTACAGAAAAGATCTTGGTGTTACCAGCGTTGTCCTTGAACTCTTTAATGGACCTTAACGAATCAACACCAAGAACAGTTTTGTTTGTAGTAACAACAGTGTGGCCTTTACGTGCAGCAATACGACCACGTTTGTCAATCACAGCGTTGTCTGCAATCTCTGCAAACGACGGGTCTTGAGCCAACGGCGAGTCTTCGGTGTTGACACCTTTAAACGCCGGGGCAACAAGGTTAATGCTACGTAGTTCTTGAGCCATATCAAATAGTCCTAAATACCATCTCTTCAGGGTGTTTTGCTGCGTCTATAGCAATAGCGTCTGACAAGAACTTTCCTGCAATTTGGAAATACTCAGCAACTGACGTACCTCCTGTTTCACCACGTTCACGGGCTAATAAAGCTACGGCATAGTGAATCACAGGTTGCGAAGGCACAAGCAAGGAATCACTGTTAGCACTTAAGTCTGCCTGTCGCTTGACTACGTCAAACCGGAGGCTGTACACATCGTCTGGTGTAGGGCCTACGAGTACTTCTGTGTCGCCGCTAGAGTCCAAACCATTGTACGTGTAGTACCGTGGTGCGCCTTCTGCTGCACTGCTAATGTACAACTGCTCGTTAAACCAGTCTTTTGTCTGATAGTCCATGAACAAGTTGCTAGTGTCGTTCAGGACACACATGACTTTGACGTTGTCACCACCGCCAGTCAGTGAGTAACTGTTGTCGGAAGCAGTAGTAGTTACAGCAATGGTTTCACGCAAAGCGGACCAGTCAGCTGCTTCTTCTACTATCTTCTTAGCGTCATTAATAAAGTCACCCACCATCTTGACATAAGTTGTGCTAGTGACTGACGTGGTTTCTTCTTCACGCAATCTACGCAACACGTTATTCATGAGGTTTAAATACGTCATCCAATAAATCTCCTAAAGAGGCCGTCAAGGTTTCTTTTTGATAACGGCTCAGTTTGTACAAAACCTTGTTCTTGTTGGTACGGGGTGTACCCTAGTTGTATTTGTTCTAGTGGTCTGAAGTCTATAGGGTCCGGTCTCGCCAGTAGTTGTTGAGTGGCTACTTGTTGCTGCTGGAGACCACCCAAGCCCGCGCCTAAAGCTGCTCCAAGCATTCCAACTCCCTCACCAAGCTGTCCTAAGCCTTGACCTACGCCGCCTATTTGTTGTCCTAGGCCAGCGATGTCGGTCATAACGCCGCCCAACTGTTCGCCTATTGCGCCAAACTGACCAGCAACACTTTGTTCAAACGCTTGCTGTGCCTCTGCCTGACTGATCTGTCCCGCTTGCAGTGCATTGATATCAACATTTACATCAGAAAATAGTTGGTTAACCGTGCCACCAAACTCTTCAAATTGTTGTCGAGTATTCGCGTCAAGCTGGCTTACATCGCCTTGAACTGCAATTAATGACTGCTGTAGATTACGACGTTCGGTGGTTGCTTGAGCCGCTTGACTTGCGGCATCCGCTTGATACTGCCTAAACGCTTCTTCCTGACTAACTTGACCTGCACGTAAACCTTCGATGTCTACGTTAACACCGGCAAACAACTGATTAACGTCCTCACCAAACTCTTCAAACTGCTGACGTGTTCGTGCATCCAAGCGATTAACGTCACCACCCACTGCAAGCAATGCTTGTTGTAAATCTCTACGTTCTTGCTCTGCGGTTTGTTGCCCTGCCGCAATACCAGCAATAGATTGCTCTAATTGGTTTTGAACATTGCCTATGTTAGTTCCAAGCTGGTTAAGCTGATTGTTTAATGCGCCTTCTACAGATGACAGTTGCTGTAAAGTGCTTGCCTCTATATTTGTAATTTGTGAAAGCAGTCTAGCTTCAGCGTCTGTTAACTGACGTGCCTGACCTGCGGCTTGTGCGGCTAGTGCATTTTGCAAGCTAGTCTCAACATCACGCACTTCACCTGCCGTAGCAAAACCAGCGCCCTGCAAGGCTCGATCAATATCTTCTGGCGTAGTAAATCCAGCACTAGCTATAGCGTTTGTTACGTCTGCCGGTGTAGCAAAACCTGATGCCGCTAGAGCGCTACCTAGTTGATCGGGGGTCACATACCCTGCATTAGCCAATGCGGTTGCAACATCCTCTGGCGTAGTAAATCCTGCACTTGTTAATGCACGAGTAATGTCTTCAGGGGTAGCAAAACCAGCCTGAGCAAGCGCGGTTCCAATATCTTCAGGGGTAGCATAACCTGCTGCTGCTACTGCTTCGGCTACTTCACTAGGCGTAGCAAACGGAGTGTTTTCTAATACTTCTTCTACAACTCCTCTAATAACTTCTGGATCGGCGTCTCTTCCGGGAGCGCCTTGGGGTCCTTGCTCGCCTCGTGGTCCTTGTTCTCCGGGTGCTCCGGGTGCTCCGGGTGCTCCGGGTGCTCCGGGTGCTCCAGCAGGTCCGGGTGCTCCAGCAGGTCCGGTCTCTCCCGGTGCTCCTGCAGGACCAGCTGGACCAGCTTCTCCCGGCTGTCCGGGTTGACCGGGTTGTCCCTCAGGTCCTGTAGGTCCTTGTGGTCCCGCAGGTCCCGGAACCGGTGCAGGCGCAGGGGTCGGTACAGGAGCACCTCCACCGGGAAAATCAGGAGTCCTACTTGGGTCTATAGGGGGAGCAGTAGGAGCAGGCTGACTAGGCATTGTAGGTTGCTCAGTGGGCTGCTGAGGTGCTGGAGCAGGTGTTGGAGCAGACTCAGGAAGATACTCAGGGAACAAACCCCGAACTACTCCAGTCTCTCCTTCTTGTCCTTCAGCAGGCTGAGGCGTGGGTACAGGCTCTACAGGTTCAACAGGTTCTGGTTCTGGCGGTGGCTCAGGAACTACCTCTGGTTCAATTTCATATTCAAGAGGCTCAAACTCTATTTCTTCTTCTATATCAAGAGGTGTGTCTGGAGGAATTACTTCTTCCATGGATTGCGCTCGCAACTCTTCCAAGTTGACAGCCTCTAAAACCTGAAGTTCGTCAGGAGTAGGGGGTTGTGGCGGAGGCATTACTTGTTCGTTAATAGACCTAGGAGACCATTCAGGATCTAAATAATCATCTGCATTAACATTAGTATGAAGACCACCTGTAACTCCTTCGCCCATCAAGGCAATTAAATTATTGGAGTTAGAGTCAAACACCACATAAATACCCGCATTTTCTAAATAAGCAGCCAATTGCGAAGCACCGCCGGCTTGATTAACTAATGCGGTTATCATGTCTTCGTTTAAAGATAAAACACTTCGACCATCGGCAAATTGATGGCCATAAATATTTCCTTCTGCTAATTCTTTAATTCCCGCAAGAAGTTCTTCTGGGCTACTAGACTCATCAATACCAACAAGTCGCATGTTTCCGTCTTCGTCGGTTGCATAAACCAAACCTCTTTCGGATGTTCTGCCTGCAAAAGGATCTGTTATTTGTTGATACTCAGGCTCAAATTCTTGGAATGTTTCGGTTTCTAAAAACTCTTCCTCTGACATTGTTGTGTCAGCTAATTCTGAGTCTGCCGCGTCTACGGTGCTTGCAGAAATGTCAGCAGGCTCTGGTGCATACATCTCGTTTAAAGTTTCTTGAAGCCTATTAAGCGCGTTGCTCATAGAAGCCGACTGTTGCGCGGCTAAGGCGGCGTTTAAATCATTACCAAATCTTGTATCAAGGGTTTCAGCAAGTTCTGCACGCTGCTCTGCTGTTATGCTGTTGTTCCATTCTTCAAGTTTTTTCTTGTTTTCTGCCGAATCAGAAGCCGGCGCTAACCACCGGAAAAACTCTGATGCAGTAGCAAATAAGCCGGATGAAACAACTTGATCCATGTCTAACTGACCATCAAACACTGCTTGACGGATAGCTGTTTGGCCCATTGCGTTAAGAACATTATCTACAGGTTTAATACCAGTTATTTCTGAAAGATCAAGTCCTCCCATGGCCTCAGAAAGAGCAGGGCCAATAACTTGATTAAGCGCCTGACTAAACCCTGCGGTAGCTGCTGTCTGCAAAAGCTCATCAGGGTCTATAGATCCAGTAGTAATAGCTTGAGTAATAGCATTGCTTACAACAGAAGATGAAATGGTTCCTAAACCTGCTTGAGCTAATGCCCCGCCACTCATAACGCCTATTGCGGCAACAATACCCATTTTTACATAGTCAGCTAGACCAACTTGATCTTGCTTTAGTGTTTTTACATAGGCAGATCCGTTCCAGCGATATCTATCGCCGTCTTTATTAAAAATATCTGATTGAACGCCGTACTTAGCTAAAAGTTCTTGATTAGCTTCGGAACTAGCCCATCGCTCATAAGCTGACAACTGCTCCTGCATTTGCTGACCATACAACTCTGTATAGTCAGACTGGGCATCATCTCCGTATTGAGTAAGATCCTCGCCCTCAAGAATCATCAACTCATCTTCAGTTAGTCCTCCGGTGTACTCATCCCAGTTACCAACATCGTAATCGCCAGCCTGAATTAACCCCTCTCGCTCAGTCATATAAGCAAGGTAGTTATCAAAGTCACCAAAGGCTCGTTTGAGCATCTGAGAGCCTTTAGCATTAAAGTACTCACGTAGCTCAGATTTTGTTACCTGTGTAGCATCGCCTCTTTTGTATAAAAAGTCAGGGTTTGCATCACCTAGCTCTGCGCCTTTAAAAAAAGTAAAGGTAGTAACACCTTCAGGTTCTGGTGCCGGAGCAGGCTCTTTTGTATCTGGTAAAGGCTTAGGTGGCGCAAGCTCTACTTCTGGTGCTGGAGACGGTGCTGGAGCAGGGGCAGGAGTTGGCACTGGAGCATTAGGATCAAACGGCCCAGACTCTCCCGGCATCTGCTTGGGTGGTGAACTAGGCGTACCTACAGGACCAGTTTGCTTAGTAGTAGGAGCAGGTTTAGTAAGCATACCCGCAGGCGCAACTGGAGCAGACGTAATGCTAACTCCCGGTTGAGGATTAGCTGCTAAAAACCTAGCCGCCGCATAGACGCTAGGAAACTGTTGTGTACCAACGTAATACGCCATTTACTTTTCCCTCGATACGCCCTTGGTTTTTTCATAAGAGCGCATAGCACCAAGACCAAGCATACCCATTAGTACTGGCATCATAGTCTCTAGGTCAATGAGTGGTATAGTGACTTCAATAGCCAACAGAGCTAGTACAAAGTTGGTAAAAGGAATGACCATAAAATTACCAGTCATACCCAAGACACAACACCAGCCTACTGCAGGTCTCCAACCAGAGACAAACAAGGACTTGTGTGCTGCTTCTACTTTGTTAACTTCTAGCTGTGCCTTAGCAAGCTCCTGAGCGTGTCTCTGAGCCATTGTAGCAACTTCATGGGCCAGCCTAGCCTTCTGGTCCTTGTCCTGCACAAACTTGTCTAGAAGCCCTGTGACAGGCCCTATGAGTGACTCAATCATCTAGCAAACTCCAAAATAGCAATAGCCACAGTGACGATAACAGCAATAGACGCAAAGCCTCCTGTCATCATCTTCTCTAGTTTGTCAAAGCGTTGGTTGTGTGCGTCCAGTTGCATCTGGATCATTTGGTAACGAATGCTGCACTCACGCTCGTGTGACTCTAAACGCGATATAGCTTGCTCTAGGTCTGACATGACTATTCCTTATTATTTTGCTCGACAGTTACCTGAGCGTCTAGTTTACCAATTTCTACTTCTAGTCTGTTTAGCTGCCTGCGTAACTCGTGTATCTCTACGTTGCGTTCTTCCAGAGCCATGATCTTAGCGTTCTGTATAAGATCATCTGGTAACGCACCACGCATACCCAAAGGCCATTCACGAACAAACGCAGAGTTTTCCTGTATGTTCATGTCCTGTATTTCTTGGCTGTGTTCAACCGTAGTAATACGAGTGTCTAGCGTTACGTAAGCAGTAGTAGCCATAACGATGCCAGCACCAAGAGCAACTAAGTTCCTTAGCGGTATAGCAACCTTAGTGTTGTCATCAATCTCAGGCATTACCAAGGCATACCATCAGCAGACACAGGATTCTTCTGCGCTTCGATGTTAGCTGTCAGTGCCGCTTCAGTAGCACTCTGGTCTACCTCTGCGTGTACCCAGCCCATAACTACTTCTTCTGTCAGGCTGTCGTAAGCAACAAAGTCATCAGCATCAGCGTCAGGTGTAAAGCCACAAGTGCCGTATGCAGAGGCAGTGAATGTGTCGTCACCAACAGTTTCAGATTCAGTAACACGCCAGTGTGCAACGGTTACACCGCCGTCTGCCACGTTACGCTCAAGGTTTGCGATAGTCCATGTAGCCATGTCTTAGTCTCCAAATGCGGCTACACAAATAGCCTGTACGTTAGCGGGTTCAGATGAGTAGTCGTCACCTGATTGAATTACATGACGGTGATACGACTGTGAAATTACAGCGCCGTCTTCGAGTACCTTAGTAGCAGTCCGTACTTGAACAGAGGTTACGTCGTTGCCGTCCTCGTCCTGAGTAGTAACTACTTCTACTTTGTCTGCTGTTACGCTTTTAGTTAATGCCATTGTCTTTCTCCTTTAGTCCGTCTCAAGAGTCCACTTGAGATAATTAGGCTACTTTATAAACAACCCCTCCACTTAATCTTTGTTGAGTGTTTACTGGTGTTAAAGTTACGTTGGCGTTTCCAGCGCCTAATTCTTTAAAAAGAATCTCTGTGCTAGTTATACCCATATAAAAGTCTTCATCACTCCACGTAAAATCAAAAACCCTTGATAATGAAGTGACCGAAGTCTGTTCTGATAAGTTATTAGTAAACGGCAAGCCCGCAACTTTAGTATAAGCACGGCTTGTAATTGCTGTGCTTGACGAGCTAAAGGTAAACCAAGCTGTCACCTTGTCTCCAACTTTTGTATAGTATCCTGCCGCAGAGCCAGCCCATGTTGTTGTATTTCCTGAAGCGTCTTGAAGTGAAGGAGTCCACGTCCCTTCTTCGTAGTCGTCTAGCTTATTGGCTGAAGCCACCCCGCCGAGGTACGCACCGCCTGACAGATAAAGGTCTTTGAAGCGGCTACTGTCATAACCTAAGTCAATAGCGGCGTCTCTATTTGCTCCAGTGGTTGTTGATGGTGCAATAATGTCACTAGCAAATCGAATACCCGCATCATTTCCGTAAGTAGAACCAATAAACAAACCACTATTAGTACCAATACTACCGACTGTTGAGCCGTCTTTGCGGAAGTCTAATATCTGACCGTCATCACCAGTTTGGTTGAAAATAGCGACAGGAGACGTTGTGCCTGAGCCTTGTCTAGCAACAGTAAGTTCTGCCGCTGGCCTATAAACAAAACTATTTCCAGAAGTTGCTGTAATTCCTGCGGTTGACGAAGTAGTACCAACCAAAAAGTTACCAGAGCTATCAATAGCCATTCTGACAGAAGTAGCGTCAGCATCATAAATACCAAACATACCTCCAGCCAAACTACCTGAAGAGCCGCCTGAAATAATATAATAGTTACGTCCGTTTGTTGATGTATTATCTAAAGCGATAATGCTTTCACCAGCACTTGATGTTAGGCTTAATGGAAACGTAGCTGACCCATTTACAATAGTACTGCCTGACAGGTAAAGGTTTTTGAATTGACCTGTTGTAGCACGACCTAAATCAATTGCACTTCCTCTTTCTGCATTTGTTGAAGCATTCCAAGGAAGTATTGCGTCAATGTTGTTAGCAAGTAGTACGCCAGTGTCCAATGAGCCAACGCCCATAGTTGTACCAGAGTTAAAAATACTACCGACTGGTGTGCCTGCCTTGTTAAGCTCTATGATGTCACCATCGTTACCGCCACGGTTTAAACGTAGTGACGGAGCAGAAGCAACGGAGTTTGTAAATTGACCGCCTGCTTCTATTTGAGCGCCAGCAGAGCTAAAGTCGTCAGCACTGGTCTTCCCAACCAACAAGTTGCCAGAATAATCTAGCCTCATGCTTTCCTGCTGGCCTGCCCCATTGTTTACAGCAAAAGCAAGTTCGCCTCTGTTTACTTGTCCTGCACCAACTTCACTTCTAATAGAAGCAATGTCATAGGTGCTATTTGTGTTGTAGAACTGGATACGGGTAGCTTCAGCGCCACTTGCGACATTAGCACTACGTCCTAGCAAAAGTTGCCCGCTTGAGTCGATGGTCATGCGTTCATTTGCGCCTGCTGTATGAAATTGCAAAGCATCGCTTGAATGGCTGTATCGAATAATTCCTCTATATTGGGCATCGCCAGACGTACCATCACTAAAAAATATGTTGGTGTCATCTGAAGTTCCTGCGGCAATAGTTACGCCTGTATTTCCACTGCCTGCTACAACCAAATTGTTACTGTTCGAGTTGTAAGAACTTGGACTGCTAGTACCAATACCCAAAGACTCCGCAGACGCATCCCAGAACAACTTCGCAGTCGTGCCAGTGTCTTCGTAGAAGCTGATGTCTCCGTTGTTGGCAAGACCAATACGAGATAAGTTATTTGTTTTTAAAGCTAAAGATGTATTAGACGAAGTTCCTACGATTGAATCTCCGTTCAGCGACTGAAGAAGCAATGTGTTTGGAAGTGTGGTGTCACTTATTTCTAACTTTGGATTGGTAGCATTACTGATTGTTGCATTACCATCTACAGTCAAACCATCAGCCGTCACAGTACCCGTTACGTCGATGCCTGTAGAGGTGGTGGCTAGTTTTTTAATACCATTGTGATATAAATCGGCGCTCCCACTGCCAGTAAAAACAGCCATTG